ATTATGACAAGTACGGAAACGAACAGACACCGTTCAACGAAAAAATCTGTGAATCCGCAACGATGTTTGACGTAAACAAAGCCATTATGCGCTGCTTGGTTAAAAATCTTGCGATGTTTGGACTTGGGATGTACATCTATGCTGGCGAAGATTTGCCAGAAACCGTAAAATCAGCTATTGAGCCTACAGTGCCAGCGAATGAAGAGGTAGCAAAGCAGGTTGCCAAGGATATGTGCATGGCCACCCTCGGCAAGTACTCAAAGCGCGTTGGGAAAGACAACAAGACTGTAAACAACGAGCTGAGAGCGTTCATCGGCAAGGGCGAATATAACGACTTCACAGCAGAAGATTGGGACAGAGCCACAAAGGAGTTTGAAAGCAGGAAATGACAGATGATTTATGGCTTGAGCTTCGGCAGAAGTCCGAACAGCTTCAAGCATCGGTCAAGACCTTGCGGCGCTCCGGCACGGAGTACGCACAGGCCGAGCGGGATTATAAAGTCCTGCTTCGGCAGGAGTGCTTGAAACTCCGTGACGCTGGAACGCCTATAGGGCTTATCGACAAGACATGCTACGGCATACCAACCGTCGCAGAAGCTCGTTTTAAGAGGGACATTGCGGAAGCTGTTTACAAGGCCAACACAGAGGCAATCAACAGCCTGAAATTGCAGCTTCGTTTGATTGACAATCAAATCGGACGTGAATGGGGACAGGCAGGGAGACAGGAATTGTGAAGAAAGTAAATGAATTTGGGAAACGGCTCGATTCAAACGGCTACGCGCCGGCGCTGTTCGTACATGAAGCGTTCCGCTGCTATCGCTGCCACCGCTTTGGAGAAACCGCCCGGCATGAAATCTACGGCGGAAGCCGCCGCAAGGCCAGCAAGGCGCTGGGCCTCTGGATTAACGTTTGCCCCGCTTGCCACGCCGCCATTCATTCAAGCGGCGACCTGCAAGACCACTACCACAAACAAGGCCAAATGCTTGCAGAAGCCTATTACCATTGGAACCACGACGACTTTCGCCGCCGCTTCTATATCAACTACTTGGAGGAATAAAGATGCTGAATGTTGTTGCAGTTATGGGTCGCCTCGCTCGCGACCCTGAAATGCGCCAGACCACCACAGGAAAGAACGTCGTTTCTTTTTCCATCGCCTGCGACAGAGGGCGCAAGGATGCCAACGGCCAGAGTCAGGCCGATTGGCTGAATATTGTTGCGTGGGACAAGACGGCAGAATTTATCTGCCGCTACTTCCAGAAGGGCCAGCTCATTATTATTGATGGGCGCTTGCAATCTCGCAGCTACCAAGACAAAAGCGGCCAGAACCGCACAGCAACTGAAATCGTAGCCCAGAACGTCAACTTTGCAGGAAGTAAGGAAAACACCCACACCGCGCAGAGCACCGCGCAGAGCGCGGCTCCTACGCTCTCACATGGCAGCGGTGATGACTATGCAGAAATTGAGGATAACGGAGATTTGCCGTTTTAAGGATAAGGAAAAGGACAACTGAATATGGCACTAGAATACTTCTGCTGCTTCAATTCCTACAGGAAGAAGACGCGCAACCTATCAGATAGCGAGCTAGGTCGGCTGTTCCGTGCTCTTATGTTATACAACGAGACGGGAGAAAAGACGCAACTCAATGGGCGTGAGGAAACCGCGTTTGATTTCATTGCAGAGGACATTGATGCAGGTAAAGAACGATACGAAGCCAAATGCGCCCAGAACAAGGCAAACAGAGGTCAACGCTCGACCACAGCCGTTAACGACGGTGAGCGAACGTCAACGAACGTTAACGACGGTGAACAGTCGTTAACGTTCGTACCCCAAACAAAAAACAAAAAACAAAATATATCTTTCGTATCTAACGATACTCAAGATATATGCCAAGCTGAAAGCTTGGCTACGCGCAAGCGTGCGTCTGCGTTTTCGGCAAAGAAGGCCATCGAGGACTATACGCAGGACGAGGAACTGCGGGGGCTGCTGTTTGAGTGGCTTGACAACCGCAAGAAGAAACGCGCTCCTGAAACTAAGGGCGCTATCGGACAGAACCTTGACAAGCTGGCGGAAATGGCCGCTGAAAGCAATTTAAGCTTGCAGGATTATATGCGAGAAATTGTGCGGATGGGCTGGCAAGCGTTCTATCCGATTCGCAGCCAGCAGCCAGCACAACGCAATGACGGGAGGGATTTTGATTGGCTTACGGGACAATGACCGTTGCACCACTAGCGGGAGCTATTGATGGCGTACAGCGCGGAACAGACTTGCATCCGATAATGGGATTGATTGCTGCCAAGTGGCCGAATTTCGGAAACGGTAAAACGCCGCAGCAGAAGAAAGCAATGATTGCTGTATGGGAAAAAGACCTGTCCGACATTCCGCTTTCTCTACAGCGAGCGGCACTTGATAAGAAAATTAAGGCTGGTCAGATGTTCCCGCCCTCATCCCCTGCTGAAGTGCGGAATTGGTGCAACGAGATTCAGAAGCCCATGGATGCTTTGGACGCAAAGTTCTATGGCGATATGGCGGAACTTGAAATACTGGATGCTGATTTTTGTGCAAAACAGACTGCAAAATATAAAGCGGGTAAGGACGCAGGGCGCAATGCTTATGCAGGGTGGGACTGATGATTTACAAGTACATTGTCCGCATCCCGCCCATCACGAAAAAGAACTCACAGCGAATCCTTATCAACCAAAAGACCAGAAAGCCATTTATCGCCCAGAGCGCGGCCTACAAGCGGTACGAAGCGGCGGCCTTATGGTATTTATACCCAAAACCGATAAAGCCCCTAGAGGGCCGCTATCGCGTTGCCACAGTGTTTTACATGCCGACCCGCAGACGTACAGACCTGACGAACTTGATAGAAGCCGCGCACGACGTGCTAGTTGCAGGCAAAATCCTTGCAGATGATAACTATACGATTATCGCCAGCGTGGACGGTTCCCGCGTGATGGTCGACAAAAAGAACCCCCGCACCGAAATTTTTATCGAGGAGATGTCGGACGATGAACAACCCCTGTAAAGACTGCCCAGACCGCCATGCACACTGCCACAGCGCTTGTAATCGCTACGGCGAGTATGCGGCCATGTTTGAAAAAATCCGCGCACAGCGGCTTGCAGATTCCGCAGCGGACGCGGCAGATGCAGAGCGC